AGGTAAAAAATAGGTATAAATAAAACAGGAAACTTTTTGTGTAAATAGTGGCGTCTCGAGCATTCAAAGATATCAACCTATCCTTCAAACGTCATCCTGTAACAAATGACGTATTGACGATCAATGATGAGGATGCAATTAAGAGGTCTGTTAAAAACATAATTTTTACGATTTTAGGTGAAAAACCATTTGAACCTTTTTTCGGATCAGCGATTAATAATTCTTTGTTTGAATTAAACACATCTTTGAATGAAATACGAGTTCAAGATGAAATTCAATCATCTTTGTTAAATTATGAACCAAGAATCGCAAATATTATTGCAACTGTAACAATTGCACCAGATTCAAATGAAATGAACTGTACAGTTCAATATGATATTGTTGGTCTTCCCACACCACCACAACAAGTTGATGTTCTCCTTTTCCCAGCTAGAGTATAATGTCTTTCGGTCAATATGTAAATTTAGATTTTGATCAAATCAAAGTGTCTATCAGAGATTATCTGAAGGCAAACACGAATTTTACTGATTATGATTTTGAAGGGTCAAACCTTTCGATAATTATTGATGCATTAGCATATAATACATATACAACTGCCTATAATACCAATATGGCAGCAAATGAGTGTTTTCTTGACTCCGCTACACTTCGAGAAAACGTTGTTGCACTTGCTCGAAACATTGGTTATGTTCCAAGATCTCGTAGAGCTGCTCGTGCAAGAATATCTTTTAATGTAAGTGGTCTAACAGAGACTTCAACACTGACATTAAACTCTGGCATTGTTTGTAATGGTGCTGGTTCAAATACAAATTTTATATTTTGCATTCCAGAGGATATTACTGTTCCTGTTGTCAATGGAGTTGCTCAATTTAACAATGTTGAGATTTTTGAAGGTAACTTTGTATCTCAAAGTTTTATAGTCGATACAACTCTATTCAATCAAAAATTTATTCTTGATAATTCATTCATTGATACATCAACAATTAAAGTTAAGGTCAAGGCATCTACAACATCAACTTCAACAGTCACTTATAAACAAATTGATAATATTGTTGGTGTTACTTCAACATCTTCATCATACTTATTACAAGAGGTGGAAGATGAAAGATACGAATTGATCTTTGGTGATAATGTAATCGGTAAAAAATTATCAAATAATAATGAAATCATAGTTTCTTATATTGTAACTGAAGGGAGAGATGGAAACGGTGCATCTGAGTTTAGTTTTGTTGGAAATATCACAAATCAAGATGGTGCAGTCATTGATGCAAATCTGATATCTCTTGTAACAACGAATGAAAAATCAAGAGATGGTGATGAGATTGAATCAATTTCTTCAATTAAATATTATGCACCTCGAATTTACTCTTCACAGTATCGTGCAGTGACTTCATCTGATTATGAATCAGTTTTAGGTTTCATTTATCCAAACGTTGAATCTGTCACTGCTTTTGGTGGTGAAGAGATGAGTCCGCCTCGTTTTGGTAAAGTCTTTATCTCAGTTAAACCTCGAAATGGTGATTTTCTCTCAGATGAAACAAAAAGAGAACTTGTCCAAAGATTAAAGAGTTATGCAGTTGCTGGTATTGTGCCAGAGTTTATTGATTTGAAATATCTATATGTTGAGTTGCAAGTTAATGCATATTATAATCCAAGTTTGAATGACGATCCTGAAAATCTTAAAACATCTGTTTCAAACGCTTTGAGTCAGTATTCAAGATCAATTGATATTAATAAATTTGGTGGTCGATTTAAATATAGTAAAGCAGTTTCATTAATTGATGGAGTTGATTCATCAATCACATCAAATATTACTCTAGTCACAATTCGACGTAATTTAAAAGCAGTAATTGGTCAATTTGCTCAATATGAAATTTGTTATGGTAATCATATTCATAGTCAAGAATCTGCATATAATGTAGTATCAACTGGATTCACAATTGAAGGTGTAACAGGAACTGTCTATATGGCTGATGAGGTTGTGAATCGTGAAACAGGGCGTATATTCTTCTTTACATATGATGAAGGAGGAACTCCAAATATTGTAAAGAAAAATGCTGGAACGGTCAAATATTTGATTGGTGAAGTTCTTATAGATACTTGTAATATCACCTCAACAGTGATTGCGAATGATGTGATTGAAATTCAAGCAATTCCTCATTCAAATGACGTTGTTGGTCTTCGAGATTTATATGTCAAATTTGATATGTCAAATACAACGATCAATATGGTTCAAGATTTAATCTCATCTGGTGAGAACACATCTGGATCTCAGTTTGTTCATATTCATAGTTATTATACTCCAACTTTCACAAGGAAATCAAACTCTCCAGTTGCAACTGTCACCACGTTACTTCCATCAACAGCGACTGGAACTTCAACAACTAGAGCAACTGGTGCAACATACACAACTCCAACTACAACATCAAGTACAACCACAAGCAGCACACCCTCATCATCTGGTGGCGGCGGTGGATCTAGCTATGGCGGCGGATATTAATGATTGATACCTCAATACAAAGAGTCGAGATAAATCAGGTAATTGAAAATCAATTACCTGAATTTGTGCAAACAGAAAGCCCACTCTTTGTGGATTTCATGAAGCAATACTATATTTCACAAGAGTTTCAAGGTGGATCTATAAATGTTGCTGAAAATTTAGACAGATATACTAAACTACAAACTTTTGTTGGTGCTGCACTGACAGAATTTACTGGATTATCAACAGATACTCAATCTTTTTCAAGCACAATTTTTGTTGATAGTACAAAAGGTTATCCAAATAAGTATGGATTACTTAAAATTGACGATGAAATTATTACATATACAGGAATTGGTACGACTTCATTCACAGGTTGTGTTCGTGGATTTAGTGGAGTTAATGCATTAAGACAACCAACAAAACCAGACGTTTTAGATTTTAAAACTTCAGTTGGTGCTGCACATACAGGTGGAACTAAAGTTCATAATTTATCAAATATCTTCATTCGTGAATTTTTTAGAAAACTAAAAACTACTTTTGCAAGCGGATTTGAAAATCGTAAATTAGACAGTGATTTAGATCAAGTTAAATTTATTCGACAAATTAAAGATTTTTATCGAACAAAAGGAACAGAAGAGTCATATAAAATTTTATTCAGAGCATTATATGGTGAAGAAGTTAATATTATTAAACCATCAGAGTTTTTAATCAAACCATCTGACGCAGATTATGGATTCGCACAAGATTTTGTAGTTAAACCAATTACAGGAGATCCAAGAAATTTAAAAGGATCAACACTTTTTCAGGATAAAGATGAAGATGATATTAATATTCAAGGTGCTTCAGGTGCGATATCAGATGTAAAAGACTTTTTATACGGTGGAGAGCATTACTATCAGATTAGTGTATCACAAGATTCAATAGATGGTAATTTTATAGTTCCAGGCAGAACTCGTGTGGTAGATCAAGTTACCATCGGTTCAACTGTAATGACAGTTGATACAACAGTTGGATTTCCGACAAGTGGTGCTTTATCATTACCAACTGCAAGTGTTGCTGGTGTTGTTACATATACGAGCAAAACATCAAATCAGTTTGTGGGATTACCAACAGCTGTCGATGTTTTAAATGTTGGTGATGATGTTAGATATAATAATGTTGCATATGGATATTCATTCGCAAATAATACTAAAAAAATTGAAGTATTAATTACAGGTGTTTTAAAAGATTTTCCAATACCAGACGAAACTTTTTACTTTAATAAAGGAGATAAAGTCAAAGTTGGTACATTTGGTATCAATAAGAGTTCTGAAGATGCTAACTTTGGATCATGGATCTACAATACATCAGTTAAATTTACACCAAAAACTGTTACAAGACAATCAAGTAGTAGTTTTAGAATTGTAACCTCATCAGATCATGGTTTATTAGAAGAAGATACTGTTGAAGTTTTAGATGGACAATCATTATTGTCTGGAGTTGGTCGTGTTTTAAGTGTTATCAGCAGTTCAACTTTTATTGTTGGTGATTTACCTAGTGTTGGTGTAAATAATTTTGCATTTATAAGAAGGAGACTTAAGAGAGGAAATAGTTCATTACACGATAATATTACAAAATATACGACTGATGTTCAAAATGTATATGATCATGAAAGTGACAATGCATTTGCATTACCTCCACACCCTCATGCATACGTCACATCACCATCTTTACCGAGTTTAGCTAATGAACCTATTGTTGCACCAGATCGTTCTGTGACATGGACTGGCGCAACTGGCGGCGACGTTATACAGTTAATACAGGTAACAGAGGGTGCTGCTGATCATGGTTTTTATTCTGGAGAAGTTGTTACATATAACGTCATCAGTGGTTTCTTAGGTCAGTTAATTGATGGTAAAAATTATTATGTAAGCCGTGTAAGTTCAAATAATATTCGTCTTGCAAACTCATTACCTGATCTAATTAATGGTGACTTTGTAGATGCAACTGGAAACGGAACATTTAAAATTTCTGTCCCAGAACTTGCAAACAAAAAACTTGAACATCAAAAATTATTGAAGAGAATATCTCTCAATCCACTCTTTGACGGAACAAGGCGTGAGACAGCGCCAGGCACCACTGGCATGCTTGTAAATGGTACAGAGATATCAAACTATAAGTCTGGTGATGTTATACAGTTTGGTGGTATTGAATCAGTAGATGTATTAGAAGGTGGATCACAATTTGATGTAATCACACCACCAACAGTGTCTATTGAAAGTTTAACAGGTGCTGGTGTAAGTGCAACAGCAAATGTTAGAGGATCTCTAGAAAGAATTGACATCATAGATCCAGGCTTTGACTATGTTGAACCACCAAATATTGAAATTACTGGTGGAAATGGTGTAAATGCTATTGCAAGAGCAAGATTAAAACAGATTGATCATTTTATTGATTTTGATGCATCATCAACAGGTAATGCAATTAATATTGCTGATGATACAATTGGTTTTGGAACATTTCATAAATTCCGTGATGGAGAGGCCGTAATCTATAAAACATTCAATACTGGTGCGATTGGTATTGCAAGTGCTGGTATTACTACAACTGCAATTCAACTTAATCCAGATCAAAGACTTGTTGATGAATCGATTTATTTTGTATCTAAAGTTAATAATACAACTATTAAACTTGCAAATAATGAAAATGATGCGATTGCAAAATCAAATCTAATCAATCTTACTGGATTTGCAGATGGGTCACAAAGATTCCAAAGTTTAAGAAAGAAATTTATTTTAGGTCAAATTATTATCGATAATCCTGGCGAGGGATATGAAAATAAAAGAAGATTAGTTCCCACATCTGGTATTAATACATATTCTGATTTTATTGAATATAAAGATCACGGATTTAAAGATGGTGAGATAATTAGATATTCACATTCAGGAATTGGAATTACAATCGGAGGCCTTGATACAGATCAAGATTATTTTATTTTAAAAGTAAGTGATGATCGTTTTCGACTTGCATCCGCTGGAATTGGGACTACTTTATCCAACGCAAATTATTTAACTAAACAGTTTGTTGGATTAACATCAGTTGGGTCTGGAGAACATATATTTAATTATCCTCCAATAGTCGTTAATGTTAAAGGAAAGATTGGGATCAATACATCTCATCCAGAAAATTATCATGCGAGAGTAAATCCAATTGTAAGAGGTTCGATTACATCAATTAATGTTGAAAAGCCTGGAATCGGATATGGTAATGATTCAACATTTAATTTTAGTATTCCTCCTCAAGTTCGTGTTTCCTCTGGATCATCATCAGAATACAAAGCTATTGTTACAAACGGAAGAATACAATCTGTAATTGTGACTCGTTCTGGTGGTGAATATACATCTGCTCCTGATTTAAAAATTTTAGGTGATGGTGTTGGTGCAAAAATCATATCTTCAATTAGTAATGGAAGAGTTGATCAAGTTACTGTTGATAATGGCGGTGTTGGTTATTCAACAGCCACTGTTGGAGTTGAAGAAATAATCCCTGGCACAGGTGCTGTTTTCTTACCCAAAATTAGGTCTTGGGCAGTTAATAACGTTAAAAGATATGAAGATATATTTTATGATGATGACGGATTCTTATCAAGAGGTGATAATGATGAAGGTATTAAATTTACATCATTTTACGCACCTAGAGGTTTAAGAAAAGTTTTAAAACAAAAAAATAGTGATGGAACAGTTGATTATACATCAAATGATTTAAATCTTCTTAATAATGCAGAACAAGTTTCTTTAAATCATTCACCGATCATTGGATGGGCTTATGACGGTAATCCAATTTACGGCCCTTATGGATATGATCGTAAAGATGGTGGTATTGTAAGAATTATGAGATCTAGTTATGTTCTCAAAACAAGTAGAGAAAATGGGCCACCGATATCAGAATTTCCACTCGGATTTTTTGTAGAAGATCATGAATATCTTGGAAATGGCGATCTTGATGAAAATAATGGAAGGTATTGTATTACTCCTGATTATCCAAAAGGAACTTATGCTTACTTTGCAACAATCAATCCAAATGAAAATGAAACTAGTGGAACGTTTAAAAACTTTAGATCTCCAGTTTTTCCATATTTAATTGGTGAAAACTATGCTGCAAAACCTGATGAGTTTAATTTTATTGAAACTAATAATCAAGATTTAGATTTAAACACTCTTAATCTGAGAAGAAATACAAATCCATATAAGTTAGATGGATCAGGAACAGAGTATGAGGGAATACACGATAGTCGAAAAATTGTTGATCAAGAGATTGAAATTAATTATGCATCTCCAGGCAGAATCAATCAATTTGAAATATTAAGTTCTGGATCTGGTTATCAAGTTAAAGATCCATTAAGAGTTAAAAATCTAGGAAAAGGAAATGGTTTTTCTGGTGAAATTTCTAGAGTTGAAGGAAAGGAAATTGTATCCATAGCTTCAACTGTGGTTAAAATTGAAAATCTAGTATTTTCATATAATAATTCAAATGGACAAGTTACAGGACTCTCATCTCAACCACATGATTTAGTTGTTGGTGATGTTGTGACCATTTCAGGATTATCAACTGACTCCCTAAGAAAATTAGACGGCAGACATCAAATTGGATTTAATACATCATTCTTACTTTTAAATACAGGAATTGGAACAACTGGATCTACAGGTATAGTTACAAGTTTATCAGTTACAGGTGACTTATCCCGAAATGCGATTGCACCGAATGATGTTTTAGGTATTAATACTGAGAGATTTTTAGTTCTTAATGTTGATGATGTTAATGATACAGTTAGAGTCAAAAGAGAGTTTGATGGTGTTTTAGGAACTGCTCATACAAGCACATCTCTAATTACATCTTTAAATCGCAGTATTACCTTTAATCTAGGTATTAATACTGACATTCAAACAAGAGTTAATATTCCATACTTCTTTAATCCAATCGAGAGCGTTTCGTTAGGAGAGTCAGCTGGTGTTGGTATTGGATCAACAATTAGATATTCATTTAAAGTTGTAGGTGGTGCATCTACAGAGAGATTTATTCCAACTCAAAATATTTTCTTGCAAGATCACGGATTTGAAACTGGTGAAAAACTTCTATATTCTAATGGTGAAGGAACTTCACTTTTAGTTTCAAATGGTATATCTACATTTAATCTAACTAATAATTCACCTGTATTTGCAATTAATTTAGGTAAAGATTTACTTGGCATATCAACAAATCCATTAGGTATAGGATCAACAGGATCCATTACAGGTATAGGATCAACTGCATATCAATTATTCTTCAAAGGTCATGGAACTGGACAGATTCATAGTTTAAAACCACAAAAAACTGAAATTACTGGTTTTGCTGAAAAAGTTGTTGGAACTGTTGTTTGTAAGGAGGCACATCAATTAATAGCAAATGATCGTGTTAGATTAAATGTAACACCAGGCATTACAACCACATTCAATATTCAGTTTGATGATACCACTCGTAGAACATTTATTAATCCAATTAATTTTGGTGCCTCTGCTGTTGATATAACTAAAGATCAAATTATAATTCCAAATCACGGATATAAAACAGGTGATAAGGTTCTTTATAAATCATCCAATCCAGCAAATCCACTCTTTAATAACTTTACCTACTTCATAGTTAGAATTGATAAGAATACAATTAAATTATCTGAAACTAACTTTAAATCGAAAAAGTTAATACCTGATTGTATTTCACTTACATCAACTGGATCTGGACATACGATTGCTCTAATTAATCCACCTCTCTCACTTACTCGTGGATATAAAGTTGGATTTGCTGTATCTGACACATCTCTTACACAAGTTGTATCAGGAAAAAGAACTCAGGTATTTGATTTTGAATTATTCAGAGATACAAACTTTACAAATCCATATTTTAATAATAAAGAGGATGGCGGATTTCAAGTTGTAGGCGTTGGAACTGTTGGTGTTACAACAACTGCAAGAGTAGATCTTTCTGTAACAGAAAATACTCCAACAGATCTTTTTTACAAATTAACACCTGTTAATTTAAATATTAATGCTCCATTTAAGAGAGATCCAATTGTTGATACTGATGTTATCAACTATAGTAGTTTAAAAATATCAGACAGTGTTTATAATGGTGATTTTGCAATCACAGGAATTGGGAGCACAACATTCTCATTTGTTTTACAATCACAACCAGAAAAAGATAGTTATACTAAAGAAGAGGCCACAAAATTATCTTATTCAACATCTTCTGTAAGTGCGATAGGTGCTATTAATAATATTAGAATTATATCAAAGGGAAGAAATTATAAAACAATTCCTGTTGTTACCTCAATCGGATCAACACTTGGAGTTGGTGGTGTAATTAGATTGAATAGTAATGAAACTGGTAAGTTGAGAAGATATCAAATCAAAAATCTTGGATTTGATTATTCAGCAGATAAAACAATACAACCATCTGTTCAATTACCACAAATTTTAAGATTGGATCGATTATCCAAAATTGCAAATATTGGAATTAGTTCTGGTGGTAAAAATTATCTTGAACCACCAAATGTTTTAGTGATTGATCGTGTAACTGGATTAATCAAAGATGAAGTCATAACAGCTGTTGATGTGCAAGGAACATCTGTTTCCGAAGTTAGACTTTTAAGAAATACGAACTCCTTATATGATACAAATCCAAGAATTATTGCTACAAATAATAATAATGGAATTAAAGTTAAAAATCTATCATTTACAGGTGGAACAAATTTAGTTACTTTAACTCTTGAGGGTGCGTATGATTCAACAACATATCCATTTACTCTCGGTGAAAAATTATATGTAGAAAATATTGGTATCGGATCGACTGGAAGTGGATTTAACTCATCAGATTACAACTATGAACCTTTCGTAATTACTGGTGTTAATACAAATCCAGGCGGAGGAAATGCGACTGTTTCATATAATTTAGACTCATCAGTTACAAGCCCAGGCATCTTTAGTGGCCCTTCATCATCTGGACAAGCAATACCTTTTGAAAATATTGCTCAATTTAATATTGATGTTGATACGAATCAGTTTAGTGTCGGTGAAACTGTAAGCACAGGCGATAAAATTGGAACTGTCGTTGCTTGGAATGAAAACAATAAGTATCTTAAAGTATTATCAAATGATACCTTTAACGTTGGTGAATCAATTAATGGTTCATCATCTAAATCTATCGCATTGATTGAACAGACAACTAAATTTAACTCAGTATTTAATATTGATTCTGACTCTGAATTTAGAAGTGGTTTCCGTAAAGAAACTGGAAAATTAAATACAGAATTACAAAAACTTGCAGATAATGATTATTATCAAATATTCTCATATTCATTAGGTAGTCCAATTTCATATGATACATGGAAAGACCCAGTTAATAGTCTTGGTCATGTTGTTGGATTTAGAAACTTTGCTGATGTAAGCATTGTTTCTACAGCTTCAACTGATGATAAGAATCGTAGAAACGCATCGGTTGGTGTTTCATCATCAGTCGCAGTAGTCGTTGCTGATTTAGTAAGTGAGAAAGAATCATTGCATAATTACTATGATTTTGATTTAGTTACAGAAAACTCTAAGAATATTGCTGGATTATTTGCATCTGATGAAATTAGTTTTGGTAATCGAATCCTAACTGATTATATTGAATCAAGGACTAATAGAGCAATTACAATTGATAGCGTGAGTTCTGAATTTAATGATCTGCCTCGTGCAACCGCATTCTCTGATGTATTTGCTATTGATCTAGATGATATAGATGGAGTTAAATTTTATGTCATGGTATTTGATACTCGATTCTCAGGGGAGAAAGAGATTATTCAAATTAATTTACTTCATGATGGATCTCTTGGATATATGATGCCATTTGGTCGTGTTGAAACTGCAATCGATCTTGGTGATTTTGATTTTAATGTATCAGGGACTACAGGAAATCTAAGATATCTTCCAGCTAAATCTAAATTTAATAACTATGCGTTAAGAATATTTGCAATCGAAACATTTAAGAATACACAAACTGGTATTAGCACACTATCACTTGGAACAGGATATGATATTATTTCTACCTCATCTGGTATTGGATCTACAGATCCATCTCCAGTTCAAGTTGTGG